CGATTTCCAGATCTTCTACAGATTGTGTCTGGGCGTCAGCCTCTTCCACTCCACGTCGAATCTGCTCTCGCCACCCGGCCATTTTCTCGTTTGATTCTTCGATGGCGCCAGCAAGCCCTTCGAAACCAAACCAGGAGGCTAATCTTTGAAGAGGCTCAGTGGCCGACTGCATTACACTCAGGAATTCACCAGCTAGCAGTTTGATCAGACCAGCAATTTCCTCACGGAATGTAAACACAGCCACGCCAACGGCGGTGATGGCGGCTACGGTCAGAAAAACAGGGCCACCAGCAATACTCAGCGCGGCCATTCCTGCTGAAATTATCGGAAGGATCGCTCCAAGGGCCGTCAAGCCTAGAACCAGCCCTCCTGCTCCTATCAGCGCGCCGGCCAGCGCCATCACGGCGTCAATCGCTCGTGGATGCTCGGCAGCGAAATCCTGAATTCTCCCAATACCGGTCGAGAACATATCCATCAGCTTTGTTATCGCTGGCATCAACTGCACGCCGATCGTCGTTTTTAATCCTTCGAAAGATTTGCCAAGACGGTTCTGTGCATCCATCAGAGCAGCAGAATCGTCGGCGGCCACCTGGCTAAATACGATTCCCAGATCTGCGGCCTCGGCCGTCAATTCTTCGATGCCCGCCGTACCGGATTTCAGCAATGGCAGGAGGTCGACGCCGGACTTGCCGAAAATATCCTGCGCCAGAGCCGCCGCCAGGGTGTCATTCTCCAGCGCTGCAAATTTGCCGGCCGCATCAAGTAATATGTCCTGAACAGGACGTAATTCACCGCTGGCGTCTGTCGCACTAATACCCAAGGCATCGAAGGCATCCTTCTGCGTCAAAGTCCCTTGGGCTGCTTCACTCGCATTTCGAGCTAACGTACGCATGCCTTTCGTAAGGCTCTCAAAAGATGCTCCGGATTGTTCAGCAGCAAAACGAAGTGCGGAAAGGCTTTCAGTTGACATGCCAGTCCGGATGCTGGCCTTCTGCATCTCATCACCAAGTTTAGCGGTGTCCATGGCAGCCTTGATCATAACACCCGCAATAGCCGCGCCAGCCGCTACTGCGGCAGTACCGAGTGCTGCCATCTTTTTTCGGGATGCCTGAAGTTCTTTATCAAATTTACTGCTATCTGCGCGTAATTCAATAAATAATGAACCGACAGCACCCAGATTAGAACCAATCGGCATTTATTTAGAAACCTTCGTGAGTTTTTTGAATGATTGCATAATCTGGGCTGGCTTCATATCTTTACTCCCGCTAGTTGATTTCCCAAACTCTGGGATGAAATCTGTTGGCGTGTAAGTCTTCTGGCCTTTCCCACGATGAATATTTGCCATTGTCGAAGCAATAATCCCAGCATTAAGCGCGTCCCGATCCTGACCGAACGGCTCAAGCTGGTAGTATGCCATCCACTCGGTCAGTTTTCTGCTAGTAATATTGTCAAGTAGCCAATCGACATCAATGATGCCCAAAGCCAGTGCCAGCCGATAAGCAAACCGGCGTCGACCTTGGGCTATTAGTTTTTTGTTGCATCCTCAATAGCATTATCACCAAGACCGTTTAACTTTAATGCTTCATCAAAAACACGTTTTAGTACTCTAGCTGATCGCGTCTTGAGTGCATCAATATCTTCCTCACTGAATACCAAGTTGCCATTATCATCAATAATACTCAAGGCGACGACTTTACTGATGCTGTCCTCCGGACTGATGCTCTCGGCTGACCCTCCACTGAAGGCCATCAAACGAACTTCTCCGCCCCATTCCGGAATATCCAGAACGATAATTTCACGATCTTTTGCTGATAGTATCTGTTCCCGATTCAGAGTCATCTTATCTCCCGATCAACCGTTACTCTTATGCCCAAGTGACAGCTGTTGTAATCCGCAAAGTTGCGGAGAATGAAAGTTTGTCACCGACAGCGGCTGCTGTAGAAAATGCTACGACTAACGCGCTGAACGATGCCGTGGTTGTGCTAGAATCCGAGTACTGAAGCGTGTAAGCCTGCACAGTCTCCGCGACGATATCAGCCATCAGTCCAGTCGAATTATTGTGTGTCGCGTTGGTAGGCAGCAGATTGCCTTCGATCTGAACTTCACCATAGTCAGTGAACCCAGCTGTAATCGTTTCTGTAAAAGTCGATTCCATATGGGTTACGTCGATAGTTGGTTGCGTAATACCTGGGCCGGTGATCGACAACACCTCGGCTATGACCGCTGTCGAAGCATCTTTCAGCAGTACACCCAGACCGGCTGACGCAGAAGTTGACATGATGTTTGTCTCCTCAATTTCCCTGAAGCCCCGAATTGTTCATTGCGCGGCAATTCAGATCGGGAAATCTGAACGTTCGGCGGCCAACCTAGCCGCGCAATCAATTGACTTATTATGCGCTGCGTCCTAAAATAACGATGTCGTAGGTCACAGTTGTGCTGCCGGCATCATTTGTCACTCGAAGAATATCGCCAGTTCCCGCCGTCACAGTGTAGGCTGGATTCGTTGGAGCGAATAACCACAGAAATCCGCCCGGTCTGATTGTGACGATGTCGCCGCTTGCTCCCAAATGTGTAAGGAAAGGATTCGAGCCACCGCCCACATCTAGGTTATTCGTATTTCCTGAAGCGGCCTTGATCAGCAACGACACGATTTCTACAAACGTCAATGTCGTGCCGAAGGCATCTGACAAACCACCGGCCAAATCCATATCATCGTTGCCACTAGCCGCGATTGTACGCTGATCGTGAAACTGCAAATCTGCTTTATTGGCCGTCGTACCGCTAGTCAGCACCGACGCTGTATCGATCAACAAATCGTCAGCCGCAGTTGATAAATCCAGCCCGCTGCGATACAGCGTTCGCAAATCTGGCAAAATCGTTGCTTGTAAAGTTACCGCCATATCGATTGCCTCCTATTATACTGATGTCGAATGCAGAAGATCCATCTGACAGACGACGTGAAACAGTTTCGTGTCCACCTCAAATGTTTCTAATTGATACGCAAAATCGTGGACCCAAATTCGATTTCCGGGTATCCCGACCGCCTCGCCTCGCAAGCGGCCGAATGCCAGTCGCATAGATTCAGCTAATTCTTCTAGAACGTTTACGGCCGTTCCGAATAAACTAATCTGAATAGTGCGATCAGTCAATCCACTTATTTGATCCATTGAAATATCGGTACTTGCAAACACCGTTGTATAAACAGCGTAAGGTGTTTTGGCTTTTTGCGGTGCGCGAACACGATAAAATCTGTCACTTATTACTGCTGATACAGCTAAATCGGCAGTAATAAAACGATAAAGACCTGTTTCAAACAGCGGCATTCTTCTTCCTTCGCTTCGGCTTGCCTTTCATCTTCGTTTTAATCACTTTGCCTATCGCTCGTGACAGTATTTCATTAATGCGCTTTCTGTTTTCCTTTAATGCTGGGCGTAAAAATTTCCGTGATGGCTGCCTTGAGTTGCCGTATTCAATCCAACGTCCATAAAATGCCGTGTGCGCACCTTCTGCTGGACCTACTAATACCGTGGCGTGACCACTACGCGAAAGTCCTGGAAATGCTGTTATTGATCGACGTAGACGACCGGTGCGATCTTTAAAAGCCGTCGTACGCTTGGCCGATTCAACAACAAGCATAGCAGCCTCCATTAAAGGCCCGCTTTCCATACTTCGTTCAACAGATCGCGCAACATCGCGAAACGCTAACGTGATTTCCTTTTGTCCTGTAACTTTAAACGCCACGTCTACTAACCTAGCGGGCCTTTGCTGATAGCCTTGGGCTTGGGTTTAGGTTTAGGTGCATCAAGTTTGGGCTTGGGTGGCGGACCACCCTTGTCTAAAGTCATTAGAATTTTAGTCAATCGGCGCTGCTCAACCTCGGCCGCATTCTTCGCTTTTGTGAGATCAGCAATCTGGTCTTTTGCCAAACTGGCGGCGTCTTTAGCTTTCGATTCAATCTCGGCGACCCGCGAAGATATAGCCTCATGATCCTCAACGTACTGCGCCATGCGCTCCTTCAGCGCAATAATTTGATTGATACGCTGTGCCAGTTGCTTCTCAGTATCTACATTTAAATCTAGTCTTTGTCTTGGCATCTAAATTACCTCGGATGCGTCGAGCATCATGAAGCTCCTTCGTTCATCTGGCAGGATACTATGAACATCCCACGTTTGAGCATTCCATTTCACTTGCATGTCCTGTTGCCGGTCGATAGCGTCCAAAAATCGTATATTGAACCGTACGGAAACTTCGGCATTCGTTTTCCTTGCTTGCTCCAGTTCCGATCCGGTCAAATGTACAACCTGGCCGAATACGGTTGAATGAAAAGCATAACCTTCGCTAACTACTCCGTCTGTGTTAGATTCTATCGGCAAATATAAATCCAGATCCTCGCGCATCGAACCGATACTAATACTCACTTACGTAGTTATCCCAAAGTGCATACACGCCTAGCGGCATCAGTTTAGGCATTCCTCCGCCCGTAGCAATAGCTTCGCGATTCTCGAATAAATGACTTATCAATAAATGCATCCCCGTTTGAATATCGTTAGGCACATCCGTTTCTGCCGATCCATAACCAGCAACATAGCGCACCGTCACAGCGTCGATGCGCTGTTGCGTCGCGGGATATGTTTCACCGTTAATCGGCACGACGCTGCCCCTGTTTGCATTATCACCTGAAGGAGCTGTCACTGTATATTTCGAACTTGACCACGTTTGTGATGTCCCGTCAGTATCGCGATAGATTACAGATGTTACGCTTGATAATGGTGGATACGGTAAAGGCAAAGGCTCGTCTGAGTTGCCTGGAAAATACGGAAGCACCAACTCCCAAGTTGAATTGATCAATCGACGCGACAAATATTCTTCGGCCATTCCGCGCGATGCTGCAATTAATCGTGTTACAGTATCGTTTTCTGTTGCTGTTTTGACACGCAAATTTAATTTCACGTCCGCATCTGACAGTGGCTCGGCTGTCGGGCCGGTCACGAGAGTAATATATGACATCGATAATGCCAGGGCGGGCAATCTCAGTAATGAGGTTACCCGCCCATGGATTACTACGCTACCGTAGCAGTAGTTAAGGCCGATGACGTGGTGTGTCGAAGGCCCGTGATCAAATAACCCACAGCGTTTTCATCGCTGTCGGCATCATTGTCCAGTTGCACTGACACATGAGTCGCCCGTGCCAGAGCGCCAAGACATTCCTCGGCCGTCACTTCTAAAAGCAACTCGTCGCCTGAAGCATCAGCAACCGTCGGTGCTGAATGAGCCTTGACTACTGTCGCGCCGCTTCCGGATGAATCCGTTGCAGCGAAGATCTTGAACGTCAATACTCCAGTACCTGCCCCGAAAGTACATTGAGCAAGGAAATGTTCTCCCATCTCCTCCCAGCCAATATATCGGGCCGTGGCAGCCGAAGCGTGATCGTCAAAATAGGTCTTCATAAAAACGGTCTTTTGTAATTTGTCGCTAGTTGGTGAAGCCATTGTTCATCCCCCCTTATGCTCGTGTCGCTAGCGTGATGAACGGAGCCAACGTGCTGCCATTCTTCGGTGTTAGCACCGATGACCACCATGGCTGAGCATCGTCACGCAACCAAAATTTGAATGCCCGCTCATGTTCGGTAAAGCGGACGTGAATAGATTCAGCTGACTGTACGCCTTGATATGTACCGTGTAGATACTGCGTCCAGTTACCAAGAACGATATCGTTAACTGTTCCGAGCGTAGCGCAATGTTCTGTAAAGAATATTGGGCGTCCTAGAAGCGAAGTCGGCCCTGATGGGTCGAACTTGAAATAATCAACCGGTGCGCCACCGGAAGAACCGACTTCCTGGGACAGGCTAGCTAACTGCGGAAAAGTATCGTTGTTGGCAATCCAAACTGCACTGCCGTACCCCCAACACCGTGATCTCATCTTATCAATATTCGCTTTC